CTGCTGCGCTTGCGAACGCTGCTCGCGCAGCGCTTTCACTTCCTCCAGACTGCGCGTCCACGAAGTGGGTGCACCCTGGATGTCGATGATCTCCGGCATCGCCTCGTCGAAGTTGAACCAGTCGAGGGGCGAAGGGTCTTGCGTGTTCTTGGCGTACTCAGCAGCCACGTTCAGCGCGTGCATGAAGCCGGATGCCTTCTCTGCACGCTGCATACGCGACATGGGCGAATCGTATTCAACCCGGTACTCGATCTCCACGTCCTGCAGGATTTGCGGCACGCGCGGCCACAGGCCCTGCGCCGCCATCACGGACAGTTCGCGCTCGATCAGCGGCCCGAGAAACTCGGCCTGCATGCGCCCAGCGGTGGGAGCGAGCAGCAAGCCCTTCTCCTTGGCGCGCTCGAGCACTTCGGTCGCCGTCATCTGCGGCGTGTCGATCAGAATCTGGAAGAGCGTGATGAGGAACGCATCGTTGATGATGTTGCGTTCCATCTCCATCATCTTGTCGCCGAGGTTCACGTTGCCGACAGGCAGCGCGCCGACCAGCGGCTTACCGTCCTTGTTCATGCCGCCGGGCACGACAGACCCCGGCTTCACGCTGAAGTTGCCCAGGATGCCGTCGTCGTGCGTCAAGTACACCGGCTCGACAGCGCGGTGCCCCTGGCGCAGCATCGTCTTCTTCTGCTCGTTGATGACCTTGATCGACGGCAGCACCCACTGCGCCGGGCCGCGACCGTAGATTTCGCCGGACGCTTGCGTGTAGCGCGCGATCGCGTACGGGAAGGAGTGATAGCCGTCGCGCTGCAGCAGCGACTGGTCTTGCACCAGGATGTAGAGGGACGCGTACGGCCGCCCCAGGGCGTCCAGTCGAGTCGGGTCGTAATCGGTAGACGGGTACACGCAGTGCAGAATCTCGAACTTCTTGTCCGCCTGCGTCGGCTGGTCAGCGGCGGCCGTGATCGCCTCGGGCACGGCCGCGCGTCCGAACTGCTGGATGATCTGCCGGGCCGTCAGCCAGAAACAGCGATACACCGTGTCCACGATTCCGGCGTGGTTCTCGGCGAAGTACGTCTCGCCAAGGTGCATGTTCCGGTAGCGTAGCCCACGCGCGTTGTCCGGCTGGTCGATGAAGAGCGCGCCGTTGCCGTAGGCGCCCAGGCCCAGGTACGACTGCTGCGAGTTGCCGACGAAGTTCGCCACCGGGCGGTAGCGATAGTTGAACAGCATGTCCGTCAACTCGTCGAAGAACAAGCGCGCAGCGCGATTTTTTCGCAATGCCGCATCCACCGGCTTCAAGTTGTGCCAGCGCGAGTTCTGCGGCGTGACCAGCGATTCAATGACGCTCGAGAAACGCTGCACGGCGAATGCGGCCGTAGCGTCGAACTGCGATTCGGTTTTCTTCTGCCCGCCCATGCCGATGTCGTTCGTCATGCCGCGCGCCAGGAACGAATCGCGGTGCATGGGCAGCACCAGCGAAGCTGCTTCCTCCCATTGATTATCCCACGACGAACGGTCCGTGCGCAGCGTGGAGAACCGCTGGATGTGGCGCTGCGTGGCTTCGCTCACCCGAGGATTGTCCTTGAAGCCGACTTGCGCTTCGCGCCGCGCGGCACGTAGCCGAGCAGATCAGCGTCGCTTTCGCTTCGCGTTGCACCGGCGGCAGCGGCAGCGCGGCCGCGTTCTTGCTTACGCGCCTCAACGTCCGTGCTGCGCCCAAGCGCCGCTAGTTGTTCGTCGTACGCTGCCGCGGCTGCTGCGTCTTTGGCGTTCGCCTCGCGATCCATATTCTCTTGCTTCTCTAGCTGCTTGATACCTGGGTCGCCGATGTTCTTCGATACCTTGTAACCGATCGGATCGACAGAACGTATCAACTTCGCTAGATTTGTCTGCAAGCTGCTCATGTCACTTTCCTTTCGGCTGCGTCCTGTGCTTGCTCTTCGCCCGCGCCACTTGGCGATCGCGCATCGCCGCCAGAAGGAAGAAGCCCTCGTTCAACGGTTGCACTCCAACTGGGCGCTCAATCTTGCCGACCAGCACCTTCTCTTTCTTGACGCGCGCCGCGATCACCTCTTGGGACCGAGGTTTGCGTTGTGGCAACGCGCGCATCTCGTTCGCCATCACAGCCCCATCGTCAAGGAAGCGCGCCGCTTCGAGCGCAGCAGTCCGCGCCCGGCTTGCTCTTCGGCGGCGATCTGCGCACCGGCCACCACGGTAGCCCCGCGCCCGCGCGACTTGGAGTCGGCGATGGCCGCGGTCTGCGCGTCCTCGCGCTTGCGCACCGCGTCCTCGTACACTCGGGGATCGGGCGGCGGAGCAGGTGCGCGCATGGTGGGAGGCGCGAATGCCAACGCCACTGGGATCAGGTCGAGCAAGTCTGATAGGAGCACGTGATTAGTGTACCATTAGTCGAAAAACGCGCTCTTCATCACGCCGTCCGCGACCTGCAGCCCCGCCGGCCGCCCGCTGCGTGGCAGCCGATCGACGCGCGGCAGGTTAACCTCGAACGTGCACGCCAGGGCATCCACGTCATCGGGCGAATCGACGCCGCGCTCCTTCATCGTCTCCTTCGTCTCGAGGATTTTCTTGCCGTCCTCGCGCCCGCTCCACTTCCAGCCGCGGTTCGTCATCTGCTCGGAGAGCGAGCCTTTCTCACCGGCGTCCTTCTCGATCTGCCCGCCGGGCAGCCACTCGCGCAGCCGGCCCCACAACTCGATCGAATGCGTCGCCCACTCGCTGTCTTTGTCCATGACGGCCCCGCCGAACTTCACTTCGTGCAGCTTACGCCGGATGTGCGCGTGTCGACGCAGGACATCGATCACGCCGGTGCCCATGCCGAAGTCGATGCAGATGGCGTCGGGGTTGTACTTCGCGTCCAACGCCAGAATGCGATCCGCGATCTGCACGTTGTCGTGGTTCATCCAGTGCCCGTGCGTATCGCGGCCAACGCAATCACGCCCATTGCGCCCCTGCCTGAACCGCCACGACGTCTTGCCGCGCGGCGCGGGGTCAACGCCCAGGATCAACGGCTCGCCGTAGTCGTTCAGGATCGTATTGTTCTGCGCCGCCCGCACAGCATCCCATGCGATGAACTGGTCTTCGGACGTGCGCGGCGGCAGGCCGTCGATCTCGACGCGCACGAAGTCGGAATCCTCGCCGTACGTGCGTATCTGGTTGGCGATCAGCGACTGGTCGATGCCCTCCATGCCGCGCGTCGAGAGCGTGCGCACGCGCCAATCGCGGAAGCGCTCGCGCTCGTGCATGATCTCGTAGAAGCGTCCCTTGCGGAAACGCATCTGCGAAGCGGCCATCCACAGCCGGTACGGGTTCACTTCAGTGAAGAAGCCCTCGGCCGTGTCCCACACACCGGAATGAATACCGCTCGCTTCGTCCATCAGCAGCATCAGCCCCAGCGGATTGTGCGTGCCGGCGAATGCGGAAGGGTTGTCCTCGTTCCAGGTCTGGCCCTGCACGAACCAGTACTTCGGGTCGATGCCCATGCCGCCCTCTTCGGGGAGTTTGCGCACCAATTCGAGAATCCACGGGGCGGGCACGATGCGCAGCGACTCGAGCGCGAACCAGTGCGCATTGATCGCCGAGCCAAACCACACCGCGAACTCGGGGAAGGTCTTCGTCTTCATCTGGTTCTCGGTGTTCGCCGTCACCGTGACGGTCGAGCCGATGTGCGTGCTCATGTGCCAGTGGGCGGCCATCCCGAACACGGCGGTCTTCCCTGGGCCGCGCCCGCTCGAATACTCCGACTTCCATATCTGCAGCGGCAAATCGTTGGCGTAGGCGAACTCCTGATTCTGAATGTGCTCGGCGATCGCCTCGAGTTCTTCAAGCTGCCAGCGCCGCGGGCCGCGCAGTTTCTCGAACACGGTGTTCGGGCGGCCCCACGGGTAGGCGTAGTGCACGAAGCCCACCGGGTCGTTCCTGAACGACAGCACCTGCGCCATGATCTCTGCTTCTTGTTCGGGCGTGCCTAGCATTCAATCCTCCGATACGGTACTTTGCGCACCCTTACAGGGTGTGCGCAAAGTAGTACGCGCTTGAGTTGGTACGAATCGTACGAGATAGTATATTAACTTCGAGTGGCTAAGTTGCTGTCTTGAATGGATTGTGCCGCTGTAAGTAACCACTCACGTACCCAGGCGGTCGTGTTGCACCCCTTGGCCATGTTGGCGGGTCGCAGCACCAATTGCAAATTGTCGTCGGCATTTGATCCGCCGGCGCTGCGCGGCACAATGTGGTCAATGTGAGTGGGCGCGCCCTGCAGCGACAGGCCGGTGATGGCGCAGCGGCCACGCTGGCGATCAAAGAGCCGAGCTCGGCGGGATTTCTTTCTAGGCACAATTCAGTGTATCAAATTGATTTTGCAATATTTTTGCAATGTAGCGCGCTCCCAGCCCTGCGACCACCCGTGATACGGCCAGGAATAGGCGCGCGCGCCCCCATGCCGCCCGCGCGCCCCCTTCGCGCGCTCGCCGCGCCGCGCGTCACGACACGATGCGCGCTCGCCGCGCACGCTGCGCGCGTCACGCTACGAAGGCGCACGCTCACAGCAGCGCGAGCAGGGCCGCAGGCGCGTCAGGCACTAGCTCGGCGTCCGTCACGTCCAGCGTGCGCGGTGCGCGTGCCTGCGCTAAGCGCGCATTCGCCTCTTGTATGATGCGCGTCAGGTCGACGTGCTTAACGTTCACGTCTAGCTGCGCCTTGTCACCGTAGAGCCTGGGGTTACGGATGCGCGCTGCCCATTTCAAGGTGTCAATGCGCGTCCGCGCGTGAGCACTGTCGCCGCGAATAAGGATAGGTTCGCCGCGCTTGTCTAACCTTGGGTTGCCTGCTGC